CGGGGGTTTAGTCGCTGGGCTTTGCATCCAAGACGACAAGGATCAAATACTAGTGGGAGATTACGAGAACCTGGCATACCTAGGAGGAGTTATTAATACCAGGATGGTCATACCTGGGATCCAGGTGAAAGGAAGAAGAGAGGTGTCAACAAAGGAAGAGTCAGTATCTGCCCTAAACGAAGAGAGTTTGATAGAAGCGCAGCGGTTCAATTTAATCAGAGGCCACGTCCCAATAGCGTCTCAAACCGCGACCCAAATGGTGGTATCACATTATGACAACAGACCACATCATGGAAGGGACCTCAGGCCATTATTTCGGAAACACAGTGCTGCTGATAGCATAACTTGGATACCTAACAGGCCCAGTGTAAGTGAAGAGATGATATTAGGTTTAGGGACAGACGACCCATGTAGGGGAGTCTACTTTTATGGGAAGTTTCACTGTATAGTGTCCTGCGAGAATGCAACAACGCTGACACTATCCATATTAGAAAGGGCCATAGAACAGCGAGTCAGCAACGATGACGCCACACTAGTTGAGATATCTCCGGGGGAGATAGAACTAACGCTGGAATTTGGCGAGGACGATGCTGGATGGGAGATCGAGCTGATTCGGGAGATAAACGCCGAGTTAAAGCATTATTTGACTAAAACAGGAAACTCCTGGAAATGGAAACATGATACCATGCCATGGCCGAAAGATGGGCTGATCAGCACTGCAGAGTTCAAGGGCCAGCACCTATCGATATCATTGGCAGAAACTTTGACGCTGAGCGCTGCGTCGCTGATATTGACGGAGGACGAGGAAAATATCATAGTCTCACAGAGCCCGGAAACTATCATCACAGACGAAGGTCTGTCACTGATCACAAAAGGTGCCCTGTGGATAAACCCAATAGCACGACATCAAGGGGCAAGTCTGTTCGGGCCGAGCGAATTGATAATAATCACTGCAAGTTACGGAGCCGGCGTCCCAAAGGATGACTTATCTCTCGTAGGGTCGGACGGGCTCTGGGCGGACGTGGTCGGTGAAAGACTCAAAACAAAAGGGGAAGTGGTTGGTCAATCACTAGGGCCGGAATTAGCAACACTCAGCAACGTCAAACAAGAGGAGATCGACCAAAATCGGCTCGAGCACGTCTCCAAACACATAGAGGTACTGAGCGAGATGAGCATAGTGGACCTGAAACCAGGAACATATGATAGCGCCGAGTCTAGAGCGTACAAGTTCGACAAGCCATTAGTTGAGCACACAGAGCATCTCGGTCAGCTGAACCACGTTCTGGACGGATTGTACCACACGATAGAAGAAATCAACTGTGAGAGCATTGACTTCTGGGATAGTAACAGTATGGAGCACCACAACACGATATACGGGCCCAGAACCGGCATGACAATCAAATTAATAGAAACGAACTTCAAACTCAGAAAAACTCAAAAAGCGACAATGACACAGTACCCAATGTATAGTAGACCAGTGTTTCACAAGAAGAGTTTCTCTGAGATAAACAATTTCGCTGGGAGATTAGGGTCAGTCACGATCGTGAGGAAGTTTCCGACTTCCAGGAAAGTGGAGTTGTGCAAGATGGCTGCAGCCTATTTTGTGCCAGGATGGAGAGAAGTATCAAACCAAAGCAAAGCCAACCCAGTAACGTTCAACTGGCAAGACATTAAAGAGTGGTTACAAGCAAGACCAGACGCAGGAAGGATAGCGAGCGAGGTAGACAAAATATTGAGTGAAGGCTTCGAAGTGAATCCCATAAACGCCGTCAACGTGCATGTGAAGTTAGAAAGTCTCTTAAAGGACTCCATAGCGGACTTGCCTGAACAAACACAAGGGAGAATGATAGTCTGGCAAATGAAGGGCTTGTGCGCAATGTACGCTGGTGGGTTTAAGGTGTTAAAACAACGGTTACATGCAATATTGAGACCAGAAGTGATTTACACAGATGGGCTGACCCCACAAGAATTGGCTTCAAGGTTTAGAAATGTGACAGACGCCAATCACATTTTTGAGAACGACATGACCAAACAAGATAGACAGACAGATCATCACCTTATAGACATCGAGTTCGAAGTGTACGCCATGTTAGGAGGGCAAGACAACTTTTTGTCAAGCTGGAGACAGTGTCACAATCACTGGAAGTATAAAGGTAAACACATCAGAGGGACACTAGACGGCATGAGACTAACAGGTCAAGCAACCACAGCGCTCGGCAACGCAATAGTCAACATGGCAGCACATGCCGGGTTCACTTTAAGAAATAAGGAACGAATAAGACTGATGACAATATTAGGAGACGACAACATGGCAGCATCAAAAGGAAAACCAAACATCTTAACTTTGAGAAGGGAAATAGAGGATAAGTATAATATGCAATCAAAAGCTAGAGTGAGTG